CACCAATGTCTTTGGCCCACGCTTCGTATGCCTTGATTAAACGCATCGCAGCGATCCCGCCGCGCTTATCCTGTTGGACAAACATAGCGAGATCAGCCGCGACACGATCCTCGGAAAACCACTGGGAGAACGCTGTTCCAAGGAAACCACCGACCACGACAAAGTCATTCGTACAGACCAGCGCACAGTAATCTTTTGGATTATCGATAGCGGTGCGTACCAGTTGTTTGACCTTTTCGTGATCGAAATAATATTGACTGAAGCGTGGTGACTCAAAGTGCATGAGTGCAGCAAGAGCCATCACGACCGGTAGATCGTTGTGTGTCATTTGTCTGATCATGGCTCACCGTTCTCATAGTCTTCTTTGATCAGGACAAGACCGTCTATGAATTCGCGGACGGCAGCGTAACGATGCGCCAAGATGACATCCTCATCGAACTGTATGCATCGCCGTGGATGATGTTTGTCCAACGCTTCGATAAACTTGAGTGTTTCTAGCGGTAAGTCATCCATTGGCAGAAGTCTCCGCTTGGTTCCACCGCTCGAAATTCTCTTCGAGAACTTCTTGTGTCCGATAGCTGGCCTTACAGATCGGACACTGTCGTTTGCGGCGTGTGTAATAAACGTCGTTACGGATTACCTGCGACGTGAAGACTACTTTAGTCGCGTGATTGCCACACACATTGCAGCCCACAAGATTCATCATAGGCCCGTTCCTTTCCACAGCTTGAGTTGCGCTTCAGCTTTCGCCAATTCGTGGCGAAGTTCGTCTGCTTCCCTCTTTTTGAGTTCATAAAGTTCTTGGAGCTTCTCAAAGACCACTAAAAGATCGCTGAAAGAGAATTTATGGATGTCACGATCAATCATGTCGTTCACCGTATTGGACATGCGCCAGTGGCACATTCATCGTCCATCAGTTCTTCGAGCGTGTTGTACAGTTCGATGTCTACCGGCAGTAACTTGTCGTTGTACTCATAGTACGTCTCAGCATCGACAACTTCTTGGGGTAAATATTTGTATCCCAAGTCCTCGGCTGTCTTCGACGGATCATTACGAAACAACCAAGATACTCCAACGTATGAGTCCCAGTTCGCAAGTAACCAATCGACAATACCTTCAGCCTCGCTTGGGTCATAAGAGATCGTAACGGAACAGTTCTGTTCGACGTAATGTTCCATCAGCATCTTGTAGCGGCGTAGCTGGTCGATAGCACTTTCGAGATTGACCTGTTTACCGTTGACCGAGTCGAACTTGAGGTCTTTCCACTCGACCGGAAAGGTCACAAGCACAGCGTCTGGGTCCATTGGGTTCGGGATGACCTTGTAGTTTGCAGCTTCAAGCATCCCCAATATCGGGTCGTGTCTACTAAAGTTGACGTTGTTGAAGATATAACGACCCAACGGTTTGTGCACACCTTCTGGACAGTCCATGATCTTGCTGAGAGTTCCACTTGGTTTGACCGTCGTGACATTCTTGGGACGTGGAGTTCCCAGTTCGTCGCTCATTGAGTAAGCAGCTTGAACCACAATGTTTCTGAGACTCTTCAGATCGTAAGCCGACAGGTGACCACTGACGATGCCTGTCAGTCCCACACCGCACAACCTCAAGAAGTCGTTGTTCTGTTGCCAAGCCTCTTGCAGAATGCCGTCGTTAAAGTTCACACACGTTTGTCGATAGTTAGCACGGGCGACGATCTTTGCGGCGTGGTGCAAACCATTGGTATCACCTACGAATTTACTAACGTCAATTTCACAGAGGTTGCATACGCTTTTGTCAGAAAGTAAAATCTCCGCGCACGGATTGCATCCGTCGAACCACGGTGCCCTCGCTCTGGCAGCTTCACCGTTAATAAATCCTGGCTCCGACCCGTTGCTGTCAATCATTAACTGAAAGATCGATGAGAGTTCTTTGCGGCTTGGCTTCTGGTTAAAGATCAAACTGTTGTTCGACTGAGAGCGTTGCGGATTGTCTATCCAATGTTCATTCTTTGCCGTGGCGAACTCTTCCCACTCGGCTGATCCGTACTCAACTAGACAAATTTCTGCGCTGCGACGGCTCGACAAAACTGTGCCTAACCAGTTGACGATATCCAGAATGTCCATCTTCTTGAGCAACTGACCGGCACGTTTAGACATGATCGTGGCGATAGCTGTAAACGCTTTGGCAATCGCAGCGTCACCAGATGATATCCAACCGTACCCCGCCAAGCGATCACCGGCTGGGCGTATTTGACTAAAGTCAAGAACAAGAGTGTCCGCTGGATACTTACCGGCCATCAACTTGCCAACAGCTTTAGCCCATGCCTCTGCAGAGTCACCAACAGCAATCGACCAGACCTTTTTGTCTTCGTCCCAACGCTCGACGTTGTGGTCACAGCCGCCTTTAGCTTTACGCTTGGACCGTTTGACCTCGACGTTCATTGGTTTCGTAAAGCCATTCAACGTGCCAGCCCGTGGTACAAAGCCGACGCCAGCACCTTGCAATAGGAGCCACAAGATATCGACAAGGTCACTGACAGTTTTGGCGTGGGTAAACGAACAGTTAAACATAGATGCTTCACGACGCTTACTGATCTCTGTGCCGCCAAGCCAAAGCGTCCGTCCACTCATAGAAACCTTGCGGTCCATCATTAAGCTTTTGAGAACGGCAAGTTCGTTGTGCATTACGTTGGTGACTTCTTTAGCCCCAGCCGCACGACACCAGAGCCAGCCCTGATGGTCGATCACACGATCAACTGTTTGTTCCCAGCTTTCGAACTTCGTACCGGCGTCATCCAGAGGACGGTTGTATGTGCGGCGCGTGATAATCTGTGCGCGTGTCGATGGTGATTTCATAGGATGTCCTCTAAATATGGTGGGCGATATGTGGTTGGCTTCAAGACTTTGCCGTTGGCACTATAGACAGCACCATCATCACTAAACTTTGTCATGTTCGATGCGTGAACACGCTCGTATGCCTTTGAAAGATTAAGACCAAACGTGGCGGCAAACCCACTGAGGGTGTACTGAACGTCAGCAAGTTCTTTCAGTAGGTGAGCCTTCAGTTCGATGGCTTGCTCGACTGTCACTGGTTCAAAATCAACATCGTCCATCTTGTCGATTGCGTCGAGAACCTCATCGACTTCTTCAGCCAAAAACTTGAAACGCTTATAGCACTCAGCTTTGGTGAACTCGACGTTCAGCGGGTGCCGTGCAGCCTCTGCGAATTCCTTGTAAGTTTCTTCGCGGTTCAACAGTTTATCCAGTGCGATCTTAGTCATTGCTCACGACCTTTGTTGAACTCGACGATGAGCCTTTGGAGATACCACTGCGCTTTTTGGAGGTCCGCTTCCGCACGGCCTTTGAAGGCGTATCGGCTGACGTATTTGATGACGTTGCTGACGCAGACCGCTTCGTTGCCTTTGAGTTTCTCGCAGACTGCAAGACTGTAATCGATGGTTTCGATGCCGTTGCGGAACTTGTAGTGGGCAGGGCTGATGGTTTGTGCCAGATCGTTTCCGTTGGATGCCATAGGCGTACTTCTCCCGTAGTGTAATTGTAATCTTCGAACCGCAATATCCTTGCGAGTTGCATCATGGTGATTGCGTATTTTGTGGTCAGTCGGTTATCGACAAACGCTGCGACCGTGGACTGCCAGAGGTTTTGCTGACTGCCGCTGTCGAGTATCTTCTCGGCTTTCGCTGGGCCAATCCCTGGAATGCCTCGGTAGTTGTCTACGCTGTCACCCGTCAGGGCTTGCTTGTAGATCAACCGGTCAGCCATCCCACGGTTTGTCCTAAGTGGTCTGGTCATGCGGTCGGGGTTGTAGAACTTTGTAGGCAGGGTCATCATGTCTTTGTCGATTGAGATCACGACAGGGTTCGTTAGGTCAGGATGCCCACTGAGAATTCCCAACACGTCATCAGCTTCAAGACCGGCGAAGTGGACTGACTGATGTTTGTCTTTGAGGTACTCAATGACCGCGCTGAGTGCTGGTGGGCTTTCAGAACCTTTACGATTGCCTTTGTATTCGGGGTAGATGTCGTGGCGAAAGTAAACCCGCGACGGACACGACCAGCACATGATGATTTTGTTTGGTTTAACTACCCGTGTCCAGTGTTCGACCAACAAGTCCGCTTCACGGATCGCGGTCTTTGGGTCTCCGATTAGAACGTCATCGAAGCGGTCCATAGTTTTCGCAGCCGCCCGATACGCAATGATATCGGCGTCAATTAACGCAACAGTCATATGATTTCCTTAGTGTGTTTCGAGCCATGATTTGCCGATGTCGTATGACCCAGAGGTCGGACAGCGGAGACCTAATCGTTCCCCTGCAAGGGTGATTGCTTTGGCAAAGAGTTTGCCCAACGTCTCTGCAAGTTGTGGTTCGCACGACAGTTGGACTTCATCGTGCACGTTGGCGCAGTAGTGAAAGCCAACAGGCCGGTCGTTCACCACTAGTCCCTCGCTGACGCAGAGGTCGAAGTGGAAAACCTGCACGGCTTTTTTCATAAGTATCGCCCCGCACGATTGGAGCAAAAAGTTTAACGCCGAGTGTTCACTCTTGGTTGGTACACGACGCTTATCGACACCCAAGATGTATCCCTTTTGGGATTTCTTAACGACGATGTCTGAAAGTTTACCGAGACCCACGACACCTTCACCGATACGCTTACGTGCTTCCTTACCTTTCAGCGGACTACCGGCGTCCTTTAAGATTTCAGAAAGTTTGCGGTCGGACGCACCGTAGAGGTATGCATATGTGAGACGTTTTACGTCATTTCGATTTTCAATTTGTACCAGCTTGCCGGTCATCGAATGGACGTCGGTTCCTTTGTCTTTGTCACCCAGTAATAGCTGATCGCGATACCGACCTTCATCGAACAAGCCGAGGTATGACGCAAGCATTCGCAGTTCAAGCGCGTCTGCGTCGATCCCTACGAGTAGGTGACCAACGTCTGGCTTCCAGACCTCACGCATCCGTGGGTCTTTCTTATCGATATTCCCCATGTTCGGGCCGAAATGTGAGCATCTGGACGTGGTTGTCCCAAGAGTATTGACCTTGCCGTGGACATAACCACGTCTGGAGACACACTTGAGCCACCCGCTGTCACCTTCACTGATCTGAGAAAGTTGCTTTTGGCACCGAAAGTATCTGCTTAACGCTTTGGCTTCTGGGTACTTGAGGATCGACAAAACGCCTTCATCAATCTGAGGACTACCGGCGGGGGTGAAGACTTTGGGTTTCCAGTTGTACTTTGCGATTAGGCGTTCAGCGATCTGCTTACGGCTACCAGGATTAAAGATTTCTATACGATCCTTGAGACGCTTGCCGGTCTTTTCGCTCCACCTTTCGTGCGTGATGGGCGGGAAGATTTCTTGCAGTTCCGCTTCGATCTCCACCATCTCGCCACGCATCTCCACCGCCAACGCTTGTGCCGCTTCGACGTCTAAGCGAAACCCGTGTTGTTCTTGCAGATGGATGACCCAAGCGAAGTCATGCTCCAATTGAATCGCAGCACCCAACGTGTAATCGATCAGCGTCTGCAAGTGCTGATAGACCTTGGTCGTTACGGCGACGTCTTGATCACAATACGCTCCCATCTCTGGCGTGAAGCGAGACCAATCGTCGTAGTCTCCTTTCGGGAAACCAAGTTGTTCACCCCATGCCGCGAGGCCGTGACGTCTGCCGGTGGGCTGGACTAGACGTGAGACAATAAGACTGTCCCAGATCAAGTTGCGATCCATCACGTCATCACCGTAGATCATCGCGAGTGCTGGGTAATCGAACCCAACGCCGTTGTGGAATACAACACGATCAGCGGTGCGTAGTCGGGCGAGGCCGTGTCTGATCGGTGGGTAATCAGGGTGATCGGCGTAGCACGTCACCGTGCCATCAAGTGTGCCAATCGAAATGCAGTGCACTTTGGTCATCTGATGGAGTAGTCCATCTGTTTCAATGTCGGCTATCAGAATATCCGGTAGATTCATTTTGTTTACATATCCTCAATGTCATCGAAGTTGTCTGGATTTGCTTCATACAGAGTTGCTGTATCGTGGTCGTATACAAGGTGACCCATTGGTCCCGTGATGCCCACGTATCTGTTCTTTAGACACGCGACCTTCAGTATGTCTTCACCACCGGAAGCGTCACGACTTACCGCGACCACGGTGTCTGCGAGTTGGGCCACCGATTGTGATCCACGCAGGGACGAAAGTGTTGGTTCGGCTCCGTCTTCGAACCCCTTGTCACCACCTGATCTGCGTAGGTGGCTAATGAGTATGATCGAACAGCCATACTGTTCACTGAACTGACGCAGCTTCGACATTGTGTAGTCGATCTGTTGTCTCTCGGACCCCGTGTTGGAGACCATAAAGTCTGCCCCACTGAGTAAGATCGACAGGTGATCTAGCACCACGAACTTTGCGCCCAGCGCGACCACCATGTATCTCATTTTTGCTAACAAATGGTCACTGTCTGCCGAGCCGAAATGATCGAACAGCGTTACCAATCCGTGTCCAAGCGAAGAGTCAAATGCGTCTTTGCGCTGGGCCTCAGTCAGATCGTTGGGTAGGTGCAATGGTTTCTTTGCAGCAAGCGACATGAACCGTAGTGCTGTGCGACTGACGCTCTCTTCGAGCGCAATGTATGCGACGGGTTGCTGTTGGTTTACCGCCAGATCGTAGGCCAACTGAGCCGAGATCGTACTTTTACCAACGCCTGACCCAGCCGTGAGAACCAAGAGTTCACGGTCACGCAGACCATAAAGTATTTTATTCCAAGCTGGAAACGGGTACGGCGCACCCATGTCGATATCTTTGTTGATGTCATCCCAAAGTTCCTTTGCGTTAACGACACCGTCAGGTCGTTGGGTTTTCGCTTCGTAGACACAAGTGATAAGTTCCTTCACGCGACCAGCGATCAGCATCTCACCGGCATCTTTCAGCGGCGTGGTGGCGATCTTAGCTTTCCCTGGGGTTATCAGATCGGCACACTTTTGTGCTGCTTCCGCACCCGCTTGGTCGTTGTCGAACATGAAGACCACCTCTTGGTAACCTTCGAGGAACTCAATGTTACGAGTGATCGCTTTGGGACTGCTTTGTGCACCACTCGGGATCGACACGACAGGCCACGCTGGGTTTACTTGGTGGTACGCGAGGCAATCGATCTCGCCCTCGGTCACGACGATACGTTTACCACCTTTGTTGGTCCAAAGATGCTGACCGAATAGCTGCACCTCAGTCATATAGCCTGTCGTATAGAATTGCTTTTTAGCCGCTCTGATCTTCTGGCCTACAAGCTGACCGGCTTGGTCGCGATACGGTGCTACGTGAACCGGCTTGCCGTTCTGTTCAGCAAGTTGGTAACTGAATTTTCTGCAAGTCTCTTCACGTATCTTGCGGTTCTTAAGTGCCGAATAGTAACCACTGGTAATCAGGTTGCTCACTGGCTGTTTCCTTTTTGGTCGTATGGTCTCTCCGAGCGACGTGTAGCGCGAACAGGAGAAACAAAAAGTGTGGTCCGTGTAGACACTCAGAGCATCACTCGAACCACACGCACTGCATGGCTGGTGGGCCTCAACCAAGGCCACGTTGCTGCGCCTCATAGACAGACGCCGAGCGGTTCAGCACGTACTCCACGTACCGTTGACCGGTCGGATCGATCTTCCGTTGTCTAATGAACGAGTAACCGATTATCTCCATGTCTTTGATCCTTCGAGGCAACGCACGAATGCGGTACATGCTCCGCGCTTCCATGTCGTTGATCCGATAAGTGATCCGAAAGTGACGTTTTAATGTGTCGATTTGCGACATGTTTAGTCCTTTGAGTTTGCGTAGTGGATTACGATTGCTGGTGCCTCATCTGGTTCAGCGTATCGTTTGCTAATTGTCAGACAGTTCACCTGATCGTCATCCCACCAGATTCCAGAATGTGTAGTGAGGCTGTCGAGTATACCTTTGGCGTAGTTATCGACGTCGCCCCGTGGATACGCACGTTTGCCAGTGCGTGGCTTTGGCACCACGGCTTCGACCACCACGTCTATAGGTCCGCTCATTGGTTCTGCGACGTGGTTCTCTAAAGCCTTTTGCATTTCTAAACGAAAAGCTTGGTAGGTCTTGCCGTAGTAAGTTCCCCAACGAGACACGCGAGGCCGTGACGCTGGGACCGGCGTGACTGCGAGATGTATTGTCAACGCAGCCGCTCCGAGGTGACGCACTGCGCTAGATGTCGAACTCGTCATCGTCATCGTCCGTGGACTGTTCGCTTGCAGCGATGTCCGCAAAGTCATCATTGCCAGCGTTACGTTTGTCGCAAAGCATCACATTGCGTAGCTGCCCTGACACACCTTTGTTGCCGCCATTTTCGTAAGGATTCAATGCAAACGACGCTCGAACCAGATCGCCTGACATTGGGACCATACCGTCTGGTAGCGGCTTCTTGGTGTCATCAATAAATCCTGGCTGGTACTTGGACTTACATGTGATCGTCCAGTGACCGTGAAATTCTTCCTTCTTGTTCTCATCGCCGTCTTTGTGAGGCATCCGTAGAACTTTAGGTACGCTTCCGAATTCTTTCTCAGCGAGGTCGTTGGAGAACTCTTCAATTTGAGCGATGAAAGTTTCGACCGTTGGGTCTCCTTTTTGAAGACACAAGGTAACTTTGTATTTACCGTCAGAATATTGCTGACCCTCGTCAGGAGTGTTCAGCCATGCGTAAGCAGCGGTGGCGGGGGGAGACACTACGATTTTGGTTGGGCGTTTAGCCATTCGATTGATCCTTTAGATACAAAAAAAAGCCCCCACTGAAATTAATCAGCGAGGGCAAGGTGGCTGCGAAATTGCAGCTAGGGAGAAAGCCAACCGGATGGGTGTACAGTTGGCAAAAGCCGCCGCTTGGTACAGAGGACACACTTTAAAGTTGACCCGCCGATTACGCGAAGAAATACGGGGCTTCTAGCACCTCTTTGGGGTCGAAAGTTCCCTGCGCTGGTGGCTCCGGTAGGTCTGCACCTTGAGCTTTACGTCGGACATACGGGTGGAACTCATCAGCGATCCAATCGCCCTTAAAGATGTCGGCAGCGGTAGACCGGATGCTGTTTCTCATCATGTCTACGTTGGACGGATGAACTGCAAATGAATCGTGTATCGCACACACGTCCGTTACGCCCTGCACTTTGAGATCGACAATCATCCGGTGCATCAAAGCGGCATCCAGCGAGTGGATCACGTTGGGCGATGCTCCGAGGCTTTGCTTGCGGCTGTTGAGACCACCCAACGGGTTCTCGTCCCAAAGAAAATATGACCCCATGACCGTCTTGATGTCCGTCTTACTGACGTTCCAGTACGATTGCTGGATCGTTGTACCGGCTGGTGTGCGCCACTGCATTGCAACACCTTTTTCTGCCAGTGCCGTCGCGACTTGCTGGAAGTAATCCATGATCGGACGGCTGGCGACTACGGTTTTCTCCAATGCGATCACCAGTTTGTCCCGTAGGTACGCCGCGTTCTTCAGAAGATCACCGTCCAGCTTGTCTACGAACCCGTCCGAGATCAACTGGTCTTGTATCCCTCTTGGAGTGACACCATACGACGTGGTCATACACGCTCGTTTGCATTCAGCACGACCCACGTTGCCAACCCAGCGGTGTGCCTCTTCTGTACGCTTGCCCATGCGGATGTCTTCAGCGATCAGAGCGTTCACCACGTCGGCAGTCTCACTGTAGATGTCAAACCGTGCATTTTCAGACGAACAATTAGTCAGCTTTGCGCCAACCGGATCGCGCCCAAGCAGTGACATCAATTGCAGACCATTGTTCGAGCCGTCTTGGTGGACCGGCAGGGTAGACAGGAAGTTCTCAGGGTTGTCACAGCCGGTGGCGGCGGTCCACTCCATGCACGTCTGTAAAAATTCGAGCGGACTGTCGGCAGACGCCCAGAACTGGAAGCCGTCAAAGGGTTGCACTGCGCTGTCTTCGATGAGGTCGTGATGTTCAGCCGCCCAGACTTGCATTTCGTCAAAGGTCACCTTGTCGTTTCCGTAGGTGTTACACAGTCGGACAGCCAACCAGTACAAACCACGCGGACCCAGCGCGACACCATTGGCGAACCGCATGGTCCCACGGGCCAGCCCGTCTCCTTGAGGGTTCCAATCTGGGGTCGTGTAGTAGAATCGGCCCCGTGTGTCCATCTTGATCGGGTGGAACAGTTCGAGACCACGGTGGTCGTTGGACAGATGGAACTTGCGGATCGCACTCTCACGTTTGCTGACGTCACTGGCGTTCTTTTCGTGCAGCTTGGTCAGATTGTATTTCCACTGCGCCCGTTCCTTTTTGGACATGCGGTCCCACTTATCGTCTTCGAGACGGTCGGGCAGGGCGACAGGGTCTGGCTTTGGAAGATACTCAATGATCTCTAAGCCCTGATTGTATATCTCCATCGCCACATCAAGGATTGGCTCGTCAACACAGTACGGCACAGCACCGAGACTGTTGGCGGCGTCGAGCGTGGTCTGGCTGACAGGATCAGTAAGGCTAGCTGTGTGCTTGTGCAGACCCCCACGTATGAAGTCCATTTTGACCATGCAGTAGCCACCCTTGTAGCGACCTAGACGCTCACACCACTTCCACGGTTTGGACGCTATCAGCATTGGTTTGATTGCGGGGGTGACCACCTCGACACGGCTGTGGATGTCTTCGATCATCGCTTGACACTCGTTTGACAGAAAGACTTGTCGTTGTGTCTTGTTACGCATCTGCACGTATTTCAGAATGAAGAAGCCATCAGTATTGGTGACCGCAAGCTGCAACAGTTTGGCCCCAATGTGTCCTCTTTGATCGCGAGACCAATCAAGCGTTTCGATTTCATCGATCTTGCGGGTCCAGTTGCCCCACTGTCGCTGATTGAAATTCTTTGCGCGGCTGATCAGCTTGGCTGCAAGGTCAGGACCGCCGGTCTCTTGCGACGTCTTCTTGCTTGTCGCTTGCCACCGTTGGAACTCAATCTGTTGGCGCACTGCCACACCGATTTCCAAGGTGATCGACGTGGCTGATCGACCGTGACAAAAGTCACCAGTGCGTATCCCCAAGATCGTCTTGACGGTCATCATCGCCAGCTTCTCGGCACTGATGAACGAGATGTGCCACCACCAGACGGCGCGACTACCCTTGCCGCTGTTGACGATCCCTTCGATTGCTGCGTCTTGCGCGTCTTCGATTGCAGGGACTAAGGTTCGCATCATGTCGGCAAAAATCTTCCGACCGGCGGCAGTCTCTGCCAGCTTCAGTTTGGGGTCCAGAAGCGAATCGCGATACTTCTTTATGCCCTCATCGATGCCAGCCATTTCGTGGATAATCTGTATTTCTTCGAGTGTCGCTGCGTTGTCGTAAGCTACTGCGCGATCTTCTGGTGTGTCCAAAAGTGTGTCATTTTTTGTCATTCGTTAAGTCCTTGAATTCAGTAAGTTATTAATCGAAGCTTACTGTAGCCTGTTGATCGGTATCGATTTTTCTTAGGGTTTCAAGGGACTTTGGATCATCAGCCGGTATGGCTTAAATATGATTCACTGTGCGTGTACACAGTGATGACCTTCAGTAATCCCTTGAAGTCGTTGTCTTTTTACGCTCCTTCTGACGTCATGTCGGGTACAGTAAATTTGAAGTGTGTCCGACAGTGCGCCAAAAAAAAACAGTAATCAAGCATCAGTTTAAAAGTATTTTTCGCAAGGTCCGATAGTGCAGCGACCGTTGGACCCAAAGCATCACAAGAAGACTGATAGTGACTAGCGGATGAAGGATCACAAAGAACCAGATGTTGATCTCTTCGTAGGTCATGCCGAGTTCTTTACCCATCACCACCAGTATCTCTATGCAAAGGTAGAACAGGTCGTTTATCATTTGATCATAAGTCATGCGATTGCTCCAATATGTCTACGGCTTGATCTGCCAGTGCTGACGGTGACAGGTGGGCGTACCGTTCTGTCATTGAGGTGTTCGAGTGTCCAAGCAATTTGCTGACACCGTAGAGTGACATCCCGCCCTGCACTAGGCGTGACGCAAAGGTGTGACGTAGCGAGTGCGGGGTGAACCTACCGTACCGCTTGATCATCGACGGTGTGTTGAGACCAGCGCGGGTGATGGCGTCACGAATGGACTTACGGTCACCAGCCATTGGTTCTTTGTCGTGCTTCCAAGACGGGAAGACATACGGGTGGTTGCCGTACTGTGCGTGACGTCGCTGCAAGATTTGACGCAGACGTGATGTCATCTTGAGGTTACCCTCTTTGCCAACCTTGGTGCGGTAGAGGTTAACCGTCTGCCAATTGGCGTAATCGATAGCGGACCACGGGACTTGTGCGACTTCCATGTACCGCGCACCGGTGTCCAACAGAAAGATCACAAGGTCGTATTGGTTCTGGAGCATCTCCTGACGTGCCGTACCTATGCGCTGGGCGTAAGGTCGGTTGTAGACATCACGGTGTGGGTCCAGTTCGCTCAACAGGCGGGTCTCTTCGCCGTCCATCAGATACCGTGTTTTCTGCGTGACCTTTAGTGACAGTTCTTTGAGGTCTGTCGTAGTGTTGACCGCCGCGCCAAAGTCTTTTTGTGCGCGTTTGTAGACCGTGATCCAAAACGACAGTTCCATGTTGATATAACTATTGGAGAGACCTTGAGCCAACCGCTGTGCTTTCAAATCGTTAAGCAGTTGGCGATCCAGTTGATCAATTGAACTGTCTTTGGTTACTCGCGAGTTACTGGACTTTATGCGTGAGGCAAACAGCGAACAGTATCCCTGGGGATCATCCAGTTGATCGATGTAACGCTGTGCGGCTTCACCAATGGTCATCTGTTTGCGGACACCAAGCTGACCATAGTCCGCTTCATGCTTAACGAGTGCTTGAGCCACCCTATGCGCTTCACTCTTTGAGGTGCGCTTAGTGGACTTGCGGTGGTACTTTACGACCTTCCCTTCGCGGTCTACTGACGGGAACTTAGCCCACCAGTAGCTACTTCGTGGTCGCTGGAATAGCGAATAGTTCATTCGTTTGCCTTTCGTTTTGTTCCGTCGTTTATTCTAACAATCAGTTTCTTTAGTGACCTTGCGGTGGTCGGGTGGACGTCACCACACTGACAAGCAACACGGTGATCCATATAGTATGTCCGACAGTCTTGTTCCCAAAAGGAGTAGCGTGGTTCGTCAGTAAGACCGTCGCTGAAGACACACCACGCCTCTTGTTCGTCAGTGAGACCAAACGCGACCGTGAGTGGCGCGGGTTCACTCTTGGACCAACACACAGCAACTTCATGTAGCAAATTGATCGCACCTTGTGTGATACCCGTAGGTCTAGGGAATTGTATAATGTTCATTCTGGTTCCGTTTCGTCATCCGGTAGTGTTTCCCCCGCCGTGACTGCGATGTGTGTATGCGGATCGTAGTACGACAGCATCTTCAACGCGAACTCTTTGGGGTCTTGGTTCAAAGCGATTGCCATACGGACCGTGAGGTTTGGTGGCAGACGTCCCTGACCGTTCTCTAGCTGAGAAATGAACGTGTAGTACTTGAGATTAAGGGCTTCAGCTAAGTCCCGCTGCGTCATCTCTTGTTCGATACGAACTTTCTTGACGTAATCCCCAGCTTTCGCACGTAAAATCCGCGCGTCCTTGGTGTTCCGAGAGTAACTTTGATGTGCCATACGTTTGGTTTCCTGTTTGTCTTCTTAAAGTGTCTTTTGGTGTCGAGATGTTTAACGAAAGGAGTGCGTCGTGACGGGGTGGAGCCATTGGTCCGTTTGCCCAGACTGTCGTTGAGCCACACGCGGCAACTGAAGGTGTGTTCGTTTGATTCATATTGTTTCCTAACTGTTACTAACTGATACTAACCGATTGTTCCTTACTGTACGTTACGTTCGCTTATAGGTTGTCGCCGTTAAGACAAAAAAAATAGACAAACCTAAAGGTACATAAAGTGTACTATACGACTCTATAGAGTCTTTAAGTTTGTCTTTGGTTTTGTTTATTCGGGGGTCGTTTCTTTAGAGTTTCTTTTAGCGATCTTTTAGTGGACTTTAAGTGGTCCTTGGCAAAAGCAAGGGCTAGGTGCACATGTACTCAACTAAAGAGCGAGTAGAGTAGCGAAAGTACGGTAAACACAGCGATAAACGCAAAGGGATAGACCTCGGTTCCTTCGCTGTGTTTGATCTTTAGGTTTGTCTTTGGGTTCATGATGTCTCCCTGTTGCTTCCTATCGGTCCTGACGACGCTAACTGCGTGTCAACTGGTCGAATGTTGGTACATATAGCAGCTTGTCATGCTAAATCAAGAGAAAGCTGATAGATATGCTCAGTTTGCTGTACGCCGTGACGTGACCTATGCGACCTGACGTCATGGTTTGACACAGCGACAGCCTTAGAGAAACCACGAGGGCTGGCTGATCGTATGTTCTTGGTTCGC